TGTTCACATCATTTGATATCTTCATCAGTGCACCAGACATATCACCACCACCATCATCCCCTGCTGGATCGACTGGAGCGAGTGCAGAACGTGGTGATATAAAATTCATCGCATCTTGTTTCTTCTTCGCCTTTCTATCTGCTATTGCTTTTTCTTTCGCATCTATCCCTGCTTGAATTTCCTCAAGTGATTTAGCATCTGATCTTCTCTTTCTTGTTGTCTTTAACTTACCAGTCTTATCTTTTTCTACTTCTCTACTTGCTCTTAAATCTTTTATCGCAATTTGTAATTGTATTAGTCTAGAATCTTTTGGATCTTTTATCTGAAGTGAATTAAAACTTTCTTTTAACGCACGAATTTGACCCGTATAAGATTCAAGATCTACGGGTTCGTATCCAAAATCATTGATAAGTAAATCTTTTGTTTCCTTACTTATCTTACTTTCTAAACGCTTAGCCATTACTTAGATTGTTGTCGTTTAAGTTCTTCCTCTTCAAGATGTTGTTTTAATAATCCAACATAGATATCTCTTTCCCAAGGGATCATGTTTTCAATCTCTGTCAAACTATATTTATGGTATTGCATCAACGAAAAGTTCAATCGATAGTAACTAGCTAGATCCATGTGGATCATTGCTACCCGAAAAAAGATGCTAAACCCTCAAGTACAACCTCACTTTCAACCTTTGTATTAGGATTAGTTACTTTAATAGTGTGTGATAATTTAGGCATTGTTGTAAAGAACTCCTCAATCTTTTTAAACTGAGATGAGTTCATCGATTCAAGAAACTCTTTTATCTCTTTCTTTGTACAATCTGCTGCCACCCATACTTCCTCTTCATTGTATATTTTATCAATACATGATGCGATCAAATTAAAAGATTGCTCCATTGCATTTTCATCTTTAAAATCAAAGTTGTTTTTAATAAACTCATCAAGCGAAGGATACTTAAGTTCCATTATTAAAGTTTTATCTAATTCAACCTTGTTAGAGTGACCCTCAGTTTTTTTAACTTTGATATCATCTAAATCTATTGTCACAGGAACATTTGTTTTCTCATCATCTGGGCAAACTATGTTCACATCTAATGATTCACCCACAGACTTACCACGAATATTTAAAAACAAATACTCAATATCAAAAGTAGGCAATGTCTCTACTTTAATACCCTTTGTTTGAATACAATTTTTAATCACTGCTTTTATAGCAGTGGTTATTTGTTTTGTATCCTCAGTTTCTAGAGCAAGAACTAAAAGTTTTTCCTCTTTCACAAGAAAAGGCCTAAAATTTATTTCTTTTTCTATAGAAGGTAACACCAAACTATAAGTTGGCGTTGCAATTTTTGGTAAAGGCATGATATCCTATTATGCAATTCAGTATATTATATAGCAGGGTTATCTGAGTGCTCTCTGAACAACTCCTCCCACAACATCTCCTAATAAATCTATCCCTGTTAATCTATCTACAGCGATGTTAGCAAATTGACCAGCAGCCTGTGCAAACACTGGATCAAAAGCATCACTATTAGAACGTTTTGAACTATATCTTGTGTATGCAAATGTAACAGAGCATTTTAATAAATCAGATGCGTCATATGAAACTGGCATTGAACTGATCGCTTTAGGGAATGCATCTATAAAAGTATAAGTCAATGGTCTTGTTCTACCCAACACAGGGTCTTTGGAATTTAAGTTCTTTTCAAACTTTGTTATCTCTAAACCACCTTTGTATTTTTTAGGGAACTTCATTCTATAGAAAAAATTCTCACTATGATTATCTCTTGTATCGTTTGTTGTATATGACATCCATGATTCAAAATATCTAATTGGTAAGTATTCTTTTGCATCACAATAGAATGTTAATGAAATCTCTGGATCAAATATTCTACGGTGAGCATATTGCTCTGTCACGCCAGGAAAATCATTTGGTAATTCAGCAGTTGCTAGTTGAGAGCCTGGTAATGTAGTTTCAGAACAAAAGAGTTGTAATTTCTCTCTTCTTGTTGGATCTAAACCTCTGGCATTGAATAAAACATCAAGACCTTGTTGACGAAGATAGGTTGCAAACGTATCTCCTCTTTCGTTGAGTTGTTTTGGATCAATGATAGATACCTGATAGAACGAAGTGGTTGCTGGTTCTAACAGATTCTTTACAATTTTATCTACTGTTAATCTTTGTGGTGCGACGGAAGCCATTTATAAATACATTTGACCTTATATATTATGTATGCAAGATAATGGGAGAAAGTATAAAAAGTAGGTATAAACCGTCTAATCCAGAGAAATATCAGGGCAATCCTAACAATATCATCTGTAGAAGTAGTTGGGAAAGACGTTTCTGTGTGTGGTGTGATAAGAATGAGAACATAATATCATGGGCATCAGAGGAGTTTTCTATACCATATATGTCTCCTGTTGATAAACGTGTCCATCGTTACTTTCCCGATTATATAATTAAAGTAAAGGAAAAAGATAATAAAATTAAAAGTTATGTGGTGGAGGTTAAACCAAAGAAACAAACTAAACCACCTAAAAAAAGAAAGAGAATGACTAAATCATATATCTATGAGTGTCAAACCTATGCTGTCAATCAGGCAAAGTGGAAGGCAGCAGTAGAGTTTTGTGAGGATCGTAGGATTCAATTTAAAATAATCACAGAAGATGAGTTGGGCATTAAGTAATGACTGGTAGGGAATTTAGTTGGCAAAAAGAAAATCCTGCTGGTGATCCAGCTGAAATTGCTAGAATACAAGCAGATATTGATGCCAGAAACCCAACCAAACCTGGTCAATATACTGGTAAACCTGTTCCCATTGGTCAAAAAGAAAGAAAACCACCCACTGTAAATGCGAATCGTATTGAAGCGATCAAAGATAAATTAGTGTCAAGTGACCCAGAGGATCTAATGTTACAGATCATGGAAGCATTAAATAATACTGTGGAACCAATACCTACTGTAGGGAACTATTATACATTTGTATATAATGCAAAGACTCCTGAGAAACAATATGATCAACATCCACTGATTGCTTGCACAGATTTATTCAGGTGGGGATTCAGGGGAATCAATTTTCATTGGCAATCATCTCGTAATTACACATGGAGTGAACTCACAGGTCAACTCTACATGGTCAAATCAATTGAACTAGATGACCTACTTGCGATACCTTATGCGAAGTTTATCACTAAATAAATAAAAACCATCTAAATGGCAACGACTGCTAATAGTTCTAGTTGGATAAGAACCTATACTAGAGACGATTCAACCAAATATAGAATAGCATACAGATCCAATAATACATGGAAAGAAGATGCTAAAGGTAGGCCTGTGCCTGGTTCTTTTACAACTAATTTACAAGTAGATAGAGTAGCAATAGATGCTGATGTAACTGGTGGTGGTGTAAACGCAACATGGACTACAGCAGCAACCAGAGGGCCTGGTGCTAATGGTGTGTGGACTCGACAATATATAGATGATAGTGACACAACTCTAGGATTTGCTCTACCCGATGCAAGTTGGTCGGATTTAAATGATAGAAAAAGTAATTTTAATTCACAGATTAGTAACTTAAGTGCAAATGCGATTGCAAAATATTTTAGAACATTGGGGTATGGTAGAGGTAGTGGTGTATCTACACAGGCAGGAGCGATAAGAGAAATCAGTAGAAGTCAAGGATCAAATAATCAAGGCAATCCATCTGAGGAAACAACAGGTGCTAGCCTATTAAATATTTCTGAGTTGCCAGAAGAGGATACAGGCAGACCAAGAGAGAAGTATCAATCACGTTTTACATATTATTATCCAATAGCAATCAAGGCAAATCGTGATCAAGATAAAATGAAGATAGATGTTCTTGAATATAAACCAAAAGAGATAAAAGACTTTAAAGTAGCAACAAAACGTGATGCTGGAGGAAGAGATGGATATACACAAAGAATAAAAGGCAGTGTTTTATTACCAGTGCCTGGTGCTGTTTCAGATAATAACACAGTGGATTGGGGGCCTGATACATTAAATCCTGCATCACTAGCCGCTGCTAATGCTTTCTTTAGTAATGTTCAGAAAGGAAAAGATGCTATGGATGGATTAATGGATAGTGTTGGAGATGTTGCCAAAGCAATCGGTCAAAATAAAGGTGATGTTAAAACAGGAGTTGCAGCAGCATTGACTAAGGCAGCAACTGGTGCAAATATACTAACAAGAACAACTGGGTCAATCATAAATCCTAATATGGAATTGCTTTTTAATAAACCAGCATTAAGACCCTTTTCTTTTAGTTGGAGAATGAGTCCTAGAGATTTTGAAGAAGCAGAAATGATAAAGAAAATAATTAGAATGTTTAAACAATCACAGGCAGTGAAAAGATCTAAGAGTTTATTGTTTTTGAAATCACCAAACACTTATGCAATTAGATTTTTAACAGCAAAAGGTAAAGAGCATGGTTACTTACCAAGAGTAAAAGAGTGTGCACTAACAGGTTTCTCCGTAAACTATACACCAGACGGTAACTATCAAACATATGAGAACTCCTCTATGGTTGCATATGAAATGACAATGAATTTCACTGAACTAGAACCAATCTTTCATGATGAATATACAGATCTTGATAATAACACCGATGAATCAATAGGTTTCTAATATGGCTAAAAATTACTTTCGCAACATACCAGACTTTGAATATGTAAACCGCACTAAAGATGGTCAATTCATTTCAAACTATACGCAAGTCAAAAACTTTTTTAAGAAAGGAAAGTTAAGAGAGGATTTGTTTCAAGATTTAACTGTGTTTGAAAAGTACAATATCAAAGGTGATGATAGACCAGACAATGTTGCTAATGAAATATATGATGACCCTACATTAGATTGGGTTGTCTTGATGTCAAATAATATAATCAATATCCAAAATGAATGGCCTCTAAATCAACAAGCATTTGAGAGTTATGTCATAGACAAATACGGAACCGTAGAAAAGTTAAATGAAATTCATCACTATGAATCTAATGAAGTCAAAGATACTAATGGAGTTATCATATTTCCTAAAGGAGTTAAAGTGAGTGCTGGCCAAAGTGTAAGTTATTTTGAACCGTTGAGTGAAGAATTAGTAACGGTAAATCCTGTATCAAAAGCAGTCACTAATTATCAACATGAAGAGAAAATAAATGATGAAAAGAGAAGAATATTTTTAATTAAACCAATATATTTAAATGTTGTGTTCGATGATCTAGAAGAAATGATGATATACAAAGAAGGATCCACTCAGTTCGTGAGTGAATCCTTGAAACGTGCTGATAATATCAGACTATTTGAGTAAGTTAATATACGCTGCTATAACCAAGAGGGTTAAACAGATCTGATTATATCTCACTTAACTCTCTGCTAGTTTCTGGAAGTATGAAAGAGCATCATCCTCATCCTTATCTACAGTTGTAGATGGAGTTGGTGTGGAGACTGCCTTAGTAACAACCTCTTCAGCAACAGAACGTGCATTATCCTCAACATCAATCTCCTCATCAGGAGTGTATCGTTGAGCAGGCTTCTTACCAAGAACATACTTTAATCTTCTTTCAAGATCTTCGTAACTCTTGAACTGATCTGCAGCAGTAACAGCAGCAAGAGAATACTCTTTCTTCCATATCGCTTCTAATGCGTCATCGTCATCGAGAAGTGGTGCGACTGAATCGAACTCTGACTTATCGTAGTTCCAAAAACCATCCTTTTTAACAATCTTCAACTTGAAGTTTGCACCTTGCCAGAAGTCAAAAGGATTGATTGGAGTCTCATCTTCAAACTCTGGTTGCATTGCTTCCATAATCTTATCAAATATTTTTTTACCATACTTAAATAAGAATACTTTACCCTCGTTCTGAGGATTTGTAGGATCTTTAACAACATAGATGTTACTGTAATAAGATAACTTACGTTTCTGTTTACGAACTACATCTTTGTCGGATTCATTTCCACTGTTCCATAACTCTCTGTTGTAATCAGAGACTGGATCTTTACCACCTACTGTGGTTAAAGAGTTTTCTATATACCAACCACCTGGCCCTTGAAAGGCATGGGTGTATAACTTTGCCCATGGAATTTCTTCCTTATCTGGTGCTGGTAAGAATCTGATAACGGCAAAACCATTACCTGATTTATCTAGTTCTGGTTTCCAGAGACGTTCATCTCCTCCACCACTAGCATTGTTTACTTTCTCGACTTCTTTGACTAATTTTGCAGTCAATGAACCTAAGTTAGACTGCTTCTTTAGACTTGCGAAAGACATTCGGATTACCTCGGATTAATTAGATTTGGCTTGTTTGTATTCTGTTATACTAGTATCAATAATATAGAGTGTCAAGTGTTGTGTTGTTTCATATGACCAATTATGTCGGACATCTGATCGAACAACTTACTAATATCAACATTGGCAGGGAGACCCATGGACTTAGCAGATGCTAAGAGATCTTCTTTCATTCTTTTTGCATCAGGATCATCTGATAAACTTAATCGTGCATAAACAATCTTTTGTTTCTCGATTAATTTAGATAATTCCTCAATGTGATGAGCACGATCAGCAGCATTCATATATGGAAACTTCATAAAGTTTGAATAAACAGACTCTTGAAGTTCATGAATTGCTGTCATCTCTGATCTGACTATTTCTGAATCGAAAAAACTCATAGAACGATTTCTTTAAGGATCTTTTTGTAACGGAATACATCAATATTTAGGAAAGGAGTATACTTCCTGACCCGCCTACTGACGGTTTCCCACACTGGGTCTTTTAACTTTTTATCAAAGTTACTACCGTACCCTAGTATTCTATCATAGATTACCAAAGTTTCAAGGCTTATGTTACCACCTAGAAACTTTTTAAGAACAATCGGATGACCTTGACTGCAATCAAAGATCTCATCTACATTATTATCTTGAAATAATTCTTCCGACTCTTCTTTAAAAACATATGATAATGATTCTACCTTCTTCTTCCAATCAATATATCTACCTTCTCCATCTCTAATCATCTCTCCGATCCACATACTCTCAGGATCAGAACAAGATACAAAATTAGATACAAAAAAATCTTCTACTTCTTTATTACTTTTCTGTCTTGCAAATTTTTCAAACCAAAATCTATCCTTTCTTTTATAGAAGGCTTCTTTGGTTGCCCTTGTCTTACCACCATACTTGTGATAATCATAATGTTCTTTTGTGAAGTGATTTTTTAATGACAAATAGCAACGGTATGCATCAAAGGGCATCATTTTATATGGGTAGTTTTGCTCTGGTAGTTCTCTTTAAAAAGTTAAGTTCTTGTGCTTCGTATTTAATCTTTTCTTTGAGAGGTTTTGATATCAGTTTAGGAACTGATTGAACATCTATTGAATTGATTTCACAGAAAGAAACAATCGCATCAATGTAATTCATATCTTCGTGCGTTTGCACCATGTGTTCTATTTCTTGTGCAAACTTTGCGGGGCAATAGAACTTGTCCTCGAAAGCCTTTTCTAGTTCATTCTTCATTTTTTGACCCAGTATTGTGAGTGACAAATTCTTTTATGTATCGTACTAATAGTTTAATATAATCCCCTTTGTTCCTTTTGTCAAATACTTTTACTTCACCGTCAGGTGTAACCATCAAAGTAATTAACTTTGTGATAGGGATACCAGTTAATTCATAGTAAGCACTGGCATAGAACATTTCTTGAACGAAATAATTTTCTAACCATGCTTCTGGTTTAATTTTATTAGAAGTTTTAAAATCTATTACCGCTAATTCACCTTCATATTCCGCTATACAATCAACTCTACCTGCAAGACCAAGGTATTCAGAGTAAAGAGTTCTTTCTATAGCGTGTATATTATTTATCTTGTCTAGATATGGTGTTGCATGATGAAACATATACTTGGTAGTAGGTTGATAATCATCCCAATCC